TTCATAATTTGATCCCATACTTCTTCAGTATTATGTCCTTTTTCTTCTAAATATTGTTCTAATGCTTTATTTTTTCTAATAAAAGTACCTTTTGCTGAATTGAATGTAAATACATTAGCAGGTATTGGTTCGATTCCTGCAGAAACACCACCAGCTATAGTACTATTTGAAACAGTAGGTGCAATTGCAAGTAAATGAGTATTTCTTTGACCAGTTCCTCTACACCATACTGGTTCTCCATATTCATCTGCTAATTTTCTTGATGCTGCTTCAGCTTTTGATCTCATATCAGAAAATATTTGATGAGTTAGTGAAGTAGCTGCTACTGATGCAAATGGTATTCTTTTATTTTGTAATAATGTATGCCATCCTAACACTCCTAACCCAACTGCCCTACCTTTTTTAGCGGATCTGTGTGGTCTTACTAGAGACTCTCTTCCAGAAGTTTTTGCTAAAAACTCTTCTAATACTCCATCTAAAAAATATATCGCGGTTTCGATTAGGTCCGTGTTTTTCCATTCATCGTATTTTGTTAGGTTAACTGAAGATAAGCAACAAATAAAAGAATGCTCTTCATCTGTAAAAAGAGTAATCTCAGAACAAATATTAGTCATAGTAACCTCTAAATTATTCTTTTTATAAGCTGCTGGATTGTTGTTATTTACATTATCCTTATACATGATATAAGGTTCACCAGTTTCTACTCTAGATTTAAGTATTTTTACCCAGAGATCCATTGCCTCCTGTTCTCTATGCTCTAATCTTTGCATAAAGCTATCATCCACTATAACTGCTTGATGAAGGTTTAGACACTGTCTATTAGGGTCTCCTTTTGGTCTTCTAATTTCAAGATATTCGTGAATATCAGGGTGATTAATATCTAAATTAACTGATGCTGCTCCTCGTCTTACTGCACCTTGATTAGTTGCAATAATAGTAGAGTCATAAATCTTAGCCCACGGTACAACTCCTTCTGATTGTCCTGTTGAACCATCACCGATTCTTTCTCCTCTACCTCTAACTCTTGATAAACTAATACCAACGCCTCCTCCTAATGAAGTTAATCTCATTAATTCTGCGTTAGTTAGTCCAATTCCTCTGATAGAGTCTGGTGTGTCAATACCAAAACACGAAATAGGTAATCCTCTATCAGTACCTGTATTTGATAATACTGGAGATGCTAAATTAAGCCATCCTTTCCAAATATATCTAAAAAATTTATTTGCTAATTCAGGTTTATCTAACCTTTTAGCTATTGTATCTGCTACTCTTTTATATGCTGTTTTAGGAGTTTCTCCGGCTAAAAGATATCCTTTTGATATGGTAGCTAACGAAACTTCGTTCATCCAATCAGGATAATCTTTCCCCTTCTCCCAGTGGGAATAATTTACTTGTACACTCATTATTTTTTCTTAAAATGCGTTAGACCAGTCTAAATGACCTTTCGAGTAATTAGTTACTCTATTGGCAAAGAAATCAGTATGCTGTTTACCAGCAATAACTGCATCAAACCATTTCATGGTTTTTAAAGCACCTTTATCAATTTCAGATGCTGGAATTATAGGTTCAAGACCTAAATCTGCCATTTTTGTATTTACTCTATGACGGATAAAGTTTTTAAGTTCGTCTTTACCTAAATTTTCTAAATCACCCATTTCAAAGACCTTGTCTATAAAATCAAACTCTAATTGTAAAGCTAATTGAGCAGCTTCTTCTATTTCCTTAACTAACTTTTTAGTTTTGAATTTAGGATTTTCTTTCATCAACGTTCTAAATAACCAACATCCTGCTTCTGAGTGTAAACTTTCATCTCTTACTGACCATTCTACGATCTGTCCTACACCTTTCAGTAAGTTTCTCATTTTAAAAGATAGAAGTACTGCAAATGAACTAAATAAGTTCACACCTTCCGTAAACGCGGAAAAAATTGCAAGAGATTTTGCTCTTTCATGCCAGTTAGGAGTTCCATCATGGTTATCTCTAACTTCCATTAATGCTTCTATCTTAGCTGCTGTAGTTTCATCTTCTAAAAACTCAGCAAAGTTGTCTAATCCTAATTGTTCGTTTAAAAGAGAGTATGCTTCAGCATGAATAGTTTCACTTGAACCTAAAGTAGTTCCCATCATAATAACTTCAGGTTTCCTAAACCATTTAGTTACTAATGTTGACCAATAGTCATTTACTATTGTTTCAGTTTGAGCAAATCCTTTAAGAATTTGACCTACTACGTTCTTTTCGTGATCTTTCATGTTACCTTTCCAGTCGGAAACGTCCTGTGCCATTGGTACTTCAGTATGTAGCCAATGTGCTTGTTGTTGCTTTAACCAGTAATCGTATGCTTTGGGATATTCGAAGGGTTTATATACAACTCTCTCTTTTAATAAACTCATATATCTTTATATATTTTTTAGTATTATAGACAAAAATGTCTGCTCTATCTTGTAGACGGCAGACTTAAATAAATATAATATATATTTACGTTCTTGCCAATTTTTTTTGTTAATTTTTAAAATAATTTTTCCATTGTCTCTTTATCAAGCGTAAACCTAGGTCCTGCATTAGCTTCCGTTTCATCCTCCTCATATGGCTTCCCTTCAAATTCAATATGTCCGTTGTTAGTATCCATTTTTACATTATATGTCATACCATCTTGTCCATATCTATTTTTCATAACATGCACTCTTCCAGTTCCTAAAACTTTATCCTCTTTTTGCCTTGATAAAGACAAACAAATATCTGCTACCATCATCTTATCGTAAGAACCAGCAGCTTTGTCTCCTTCGATTACATTATCCTTAGCCCCCATTCTATTAACCTGAGAAGGTGTAAGAATAGGAATTTTAAGTTCTTTTGCTAATCCTTTAGTAGCTATAAAAACGTCATCGATTTCATCTTTACGTTCACTATTTCTACCTCTTGAAGGCGCTTTTAAGTAATCAACATAATCTATGATAATTATGTCTGGTTTATGATTCATATCCATACATTTCTGAATATGAGATTTAATAGTATTTACAGTAGCTCCTTTTGGTGGATACTCTTTTACTATTAGTTTACCTTTTAAGTTATCTACATATGTCTGTACTTCTTTACGATGTTTATTTATTTCATCGATACTATAACCAGTGAAGTAACAGTCAAATCTTTTACCTACATAATCTTCTCCTAACTCTAAGGTGTAGTAGTTAACCTTATGACCAAGTGATACAGCATGAGCAGCAATAGCAACCATAGTCCAAGATTTACCACCACCGGGACTACCAAAAATAATCCCAAGGTCGCCAGGACCAAACCCACCTTGTATACCATCATTGAGAACAGGCCAAGGAGTAGGAATAGTAGGACGGTAATCATTACGATACCTTGTTTCAACATCTTTGTTATATTCATGTCCTATATTTTTATCCATACCGGCTTTCATAGCCTTTTCAATTAGATTTCTGATACCGTCAAAATCACTATCTTTAAGTAAGTCTGCTGAGTTAAGTATAGCAGTTTTCATTTCTTGATTCTTACAGAAGTTAGTAAACTCTTCTTGTACATATTCTAAATCATCTTGAGAAGCTTCATAAGAGTTTCTTAACTCTTCTTTAAGTGCGACTTTAAGTACATCGTTTTCTACTTTTTGAAGTTCTACTTTAAGAACGTCCATCGTAATGTTCGTATGATACTTATCAAAATACTTACAGATTTCAGATACTATCCACTTATGAGAGTCTGCATCAAAATAATGATCGTGCAATACATCTCTAACGTTTAAGAGGAATTTTTTATCTGTAAGGAGTGAGCCGAGTACTTTAAGTTGAAAACCTTTACCGTACTCTTGTAATCTCTTTAATGTCATATAACCTAATTTGTTTTATTAATATAATTACTTTTTGTCTAATAACCAACTACTTGACTGTATTTTATCTCCTAGTCCGTCAATTAATTCTATACCAAACTGTCTGCATATATCTGCTTCTGGGATTGTATCGTTATTTTGATCACCACCATTAGCAAATGCAAGTTTCATAGAACCATAAAATTTATCTACCATGAGCTTTAAAGTAGCATTTTGAGTTGAATCTTCATCTACTGAAATCCAAGCCATATCTACAATACTTAAAGCTCTAATAATTTTTATTCTTTCTTCTTCATCCATAAAAAATTTAGAACCTTTCATTTCTCTTTGCTTATCATTATTGACGATAACACAAAGTAAGTCTCCAGCTTCTTTTGCTTTTTCAAAAAGATCAAGATGTCCTTTATGTAACGGATTAAAGTACCCGCTAACTATTATTAGCTTTTTCATAACTCTCTGCGATTAACTGTTTAAACTTAGTTGTTGACCATCCATGATCTCTATTAAGATAGTGGATAGGTATTTTTAAATCATCACCAGTAAAAGGTTTATTTTTATAATCATCCCCTAAAAATCTTACATCAAATTCTCCTACTTTAAGTAAATCGTATAATTGTTCTTCATAAGTATATCTTATCACATCATCTATATACTTGATACTTTCTAACATTTCTTTTCTATCATCTGATGATAAAATAGGTTTTAACTTATGTGGTCTTTCAATTGAAGGGTCAGTGTGAAGTAATACTATAACACAGTCGCAATTGTCTGCCATTTCCTTGAACATATTAATATATCCTGGATGTATAACGTCAAAATTACCTGCTATTACTCCTTTTTTCATTGTTTCCATGGTAACATTGTCATTCCTATTTTATTTAATAACCATTCCATAATAAGAAATATAATACCGCAAACTACTATTTGATAAAACCACCACTTCCATCCTGTAAGCGATAGTGCCCATTTACGTAAAGGAGATTCCATCGCCCATCCGTATAACTTTTCTTTTAGTTTTTTCATTTTACTGTTGTTAATCCTCTAAAGTTTTCTAACCAACCTTCAGTATTTTTAGTAACTCCCTCAATTTTATCTTGATCTAATAACGATAAGAATACACCTGTCTGTAAATCTGGTATTTTAGCCTTAAAAATATCCTCTACTGTTTTTATTTCTTTTTCGTCTAATTGAGTTTGATGTAAATCCATCATAGCAAAATTATCTACTACTCTATCAAAGTTATGTAATATTTTTGCAAATATTTTTTTAGGTTTATCTTGTTCCATTTGAGTTTCACAATGATCCCATACATCTTGTAATGAAGCATTAGGGTCGTATGTAAAACTTTTCCATTCAGATAAAATAGTTTTGATTCCTAATCCTTTTACTCCTGGTAGATTATCAGAATTATCCCCTAATAATGCTTTTACAATATTAAAATTTTGAGGTAATACTCCAATCTCTTCTTTTATATTCTCGATAGTAAAAGTTTTCTTTTTTACTGGAGCATATACTTCAATATTATTATCTATCAGTTGAAAGAAATCTTTGTCTGATGACACTATAGTGACTTTCTTTCCTGCGTTCGAAGCTCTTTTTGCTAAATAAGCTATTATATCGTCTGCTTCTAGCTTCTCCATTACGATTTGTTGCAAAGGTAAACATTCTAAGTAATCTTTAGTTCTAAATAATTGTCCAATCAAAGCTTCTTGCTCTTCTTCTCTAGAGTCATAAAGACCCCAATGAGTAATTCTTGAAGTAGCTCTTTGAGCTTTATAATTTGGATTAATATTTTGTCTATTTCCGGAACCTCCTTTACCGTCCCAGATAACTACCACCCTAGTAGGATCAAATATTCTTGTTACATACCCTAAAGATCGCAAAAACCCAACCAGGCCACCTATGTGATGACCTGATGGATTCATTGCTTTGAGCAACGAAAAACTACGAATTAACATATTCATAGCATCTATGATCAAGATATGATCGTTCAGCTCTCGGGGTGGGGTCTGCTTTAAATTCTTTAGTATTTTTTCGTAGGCCATTAATCTAATAGATTCGGGTTGATAGGATCTTCTGCAAGATCTCCCTCTTCTATAAGACTGAAGTCTAGACTACCAATAAGTTTTAACCAGTGATCTTTGTGCTCATCTTTATACTTATCAATTGCACGTTTATCATCTGGTATAAACCCATGTTGAGTCATGACTATTCTACCCCTAGATTGTACTCCCCCGATATGATTTTTTTCTATTTGAACATTAGTTCTCTTCGCAAACTCTACTTGTAATCCATCTTTAATAGCTTTTATTTTAGATGTACCTGGGTTAGTAATATTACCAAAGGTAACTACTAATGTTGCATCATACCACATAGACATACCTCCTTTATTTTGAAGTTTAGGCATTCCCATAGGTGATTCAGGTTTCATCGTCCATACTTTATTAATCGCTACAAGCGTATTAGTATACGGAGAGTTTTCTTTTCTTGATAGTAAAATCTTTTGATTAAGATTATTACCGAATTGAGTTGACATCGCACCCGCGTTCCACTCATTATTATTTTTATTAGATCTAACAGATAGATCACAAGGTACAGAACCAATACTATCCCATAAGAAACACATATCAAAAGGTAAGTTACCCTTAGCTTGTTCATCCATAAGATCAGCCATATACACAGCTACATCTTCAATAGTATTTAGAGTACCTCTATCAGCATATAGGAAATGACCTTCATAATCTAATACATTTCCATCTGCATCTTTTACTTCTTCTACCTGAAGTCCCATCTCTTTAGCATGTTCCCAAGACCATTTCATCTCAGTAATAATAAAGACTGGTAGTATACCAAGCTTTTGAGCAGCTACAGCAGCTTCAATTAAAGCAGTAGTTTTACCAGTATCACTATGACCTCTTAATAATGTAATATGTCCTGTTGGTATACCAGGTAGTGAAGTTATATCTTGAAAGGCTTTAGATAATGGTATCCAGCCTTGTTCTTTAAATTTAACAGAAGCATTTGAGAATCCTTTCTTCTTTTTGAAGTTTCCTAAATTAAAAGATTTTCTTACTGCTGCTGTTGCCCTTTCTTGGACTTCTTGTTTTTTCTTTGCCATAAATAATAACTAATTAAAAAAAATAAAGGCCGCTGGCGCGGCCTCTAATTTACTCATTAAACAAATCATCAAATTTGCTTACAGTGTCTTGATTACCTGCTGTTGCTGTTTCAAGAGTGAAATCAGACTTTGCCGGTGTAGAGGCTTCAGAGCCTGCAGCTGGTGCAGTTTCTTCTACAGCTCCTGGATTAAGATAATTTTGTAATTGTTTCTTAATAAAGTCGTAATCATACTGAGTGTGGACTTCCACGGGATTAGGTTGTTCCTTCAGCCACTTATCTACTGAATCATTATTATCAGATAATGGCGTCTGTTTAGGTTTAATCCTTACTGTGGTAGTTGGATAAGGGTTACCTTGCTGTTGTTCTACCACTAGATCCCATCCGTTTATTACGTCAGTGTAGTCTCCTACATCTTCATCTTCTGCTAACGCAAGAAGAGCTTTATAAATAGTAATTCCGAATCCCCAAAGTCTAACACCCTTATCCTCTTCACCTCTTACAATAACAGGGGCAAAGATTCTAGTCTTCGGGTTAATCTTACCTGAAAGAGACCAATTATCTTTATCGTTAGTCTTTCTCAGTTCTTTTACAAACTCCTCGATAGGATCTTGTTTACCAAAGTTGGATAAAGCAACCATAGGATATTTTCCAATACCGTAATGAAACTTTAATTCCTTAAAAGGAAAAGTAGGATCATAAGCAGAAGGAACAATCCTTACAGTCTGTTTACCTAACTCAGGTTTCCAAAAAATTGTTGAATAGTCAGTCTTTTCTCTCTCCTGACCATTGTTGTTTAGCGCACTAAGCTTCGCTTTAATAGCATTTAAATCCATATAACTAATTTTTATTTAACGTTAATACTATAATATAAGAAATATTTTTTATTTCTCCAACTCTATTATCTTATAAAGTTTAGTATTTACTCTTTTTAGATCTGGGCCTTTGGTAAGTAATATACAATTCCTATAATCAGGCCAGTTGATTCTATAGGAAGTATCTAATACACCACCGTTTAACTCTTTGATTAAAGTGTTCAAAGCATTAATAGTATAAAGTGTATTTGATTCTTTTTTTCTATGAACTAGAATAGTATTTTCAAGGAATGCGCCTACGTTCCCGAAATCAACATTATAAGTACAAATGTACTCATCTTGTGACTTGGAATATAGGACGAAAATTTTGTTGTAAATAATATTGTACCTTTCCTGGATCTCGGACAGAATATTATCTAACGTATCTTCTGTCGCAAAGGTACAGAATAATTTATTGCTCATATCTTCATTAAAATAGATTGGTTCGATGTCGTAATCAAACTCTCTTTCTACAACGATTGTATCTTTCATATAAATATCCATTATGTTTATAAACTGAGATCTTTAGCGTATTTAAATTTTACTGGGTATTTGCCACCAGATTCTAAGATCTCCTGTATTTTATTTAAGGTTTCTTTGCCATCTTCTTGCGAAAAGTCAAATAGTAATGCATCGTAAGTATAAAGCACAACCTTAGTTTTTTTATCTTTAAGGTACTGCAATACATCTTTTAAAATTAATATATTCCTCGAAGTTTCTAATGACTGCATTACATAATTCATTAACTTCTGAGGGTTCATGTCTTTTAACTCTTTAGTGAACGGTTTATTACTAATCGGCGCCAAGATTCTTCCGTTAGTTTCAAATTCGGACCAAAGCTTTTTAATGAATCCATCGATTTTTTCAAAAACTTCGAGAAAAGAATATTTCTCGGGTATCTTTCCGTAAATTGCGTGAAAGTTAATCTGTTTTGCTTCGTTATATTCTTCATCTGTGATTTCTTCTTTGTTAAAATATTGTTTTGCTAGCTGCTTATGAGCAGATTCTTCAGTTAATTCATAATCAATCTGTTCTGCAAGTAGACGAAGGTGGTAACCATCAAAGTCAAACTCAACAAAATAATCATTGGTCGGTCTGAAGCATTTTCTATACTCAATCCCCTTAGGTATAGCAGCAAAGTTGACGCTATTAAAAGCATTAGTAGGTCTAGAAGTAGCATTATACAAATTATAGTAAGTTAATACTGAGTTATTTAGTGAATTATATAGAGGATCTCTTGGTTTAAACTGTTCGTTAAACTCTTTATAGTAAGTTCCTAAACCTCCTTGCTCTAAAAGATAAAAAACATTAGTAGCTAATTTATTATAAAAATCGAACCCTTCAGGTATTTCATAATCTATAATATCTTTAACTTTTTCGTATGCTTTTTCACAGCTTTCGTATAATTTTGAAAGCGGAATTAATTGATTTATATTTTGAAAACTTCTATGTTTATTATAGAAATAATTAATCGTAGAATTATCTTTGGAATACTCTAATCTTTCGTATTTTGTCATTGAATATAACAATGAGAGATCAATTGCTCCTTGTAGATTAAAGTGATAGAGTAAGTCTTTCTTATTTAATGTATATAGTTTAGAAGCTTTAGATAGAATGTCGTAGATACGTTCTTTTTCTATATTCAATCCTTCGTCATGATTTATAGGAATAATATAACCAAACTTAGATCCTACCGGTCTAACATAAACTGCTACTGTGGAAGATTTTAATGGGTGGTAATTATCATTCGTTGAAATAACATCAACGTAAACTCCTAATCTAATCAACTTTTCTAAACTTTCTAGCTTAGAATCCTGCTCTACTATATAAAACACTTATATAACCTTTTTATTTTAATATAATAACTTATTTGCAAAGAAGCAAACTAATTCTTATATTTTTACAAATTGTGCTAAATCAAACAGTACTTGCTTACCAATTCCTGGTAGTACTTTTTCGGCTTGATTTACTACATCTTGATTTTTTGCTTTAACTCCTGGGTATAAAAATCCATTAATTATCTGGTCTTCTGGGTTGCCTTTTATATACCAGATTAATTTCATTGTCTTTCTATATCTTTTTTTCTCTTTTCTTTCTGCTAGATATGCTGGTTTATCAGTCTCTATAATTCTTCTTGATCTAGAATCCATAATAAAGTATCTAATAAATTCTCCTTTTGCATATTCTTCAGCTGAAGGTTTTCTATATACAGTTCTTAATCCTGTTGCTTTTTCTATTGAAGCTTCGTCTCTTTGAAGTATAAGTTTTTCAGATTTAGAAGTTACTTCAGTTCCTTTATAGTAATTATTTTTATGGTCTCTAACGAACTCACCAAGATATTGTCTTTTAGTTTTAGCATCTAAAAGCTTTCCAGGGACTTTTCCTCCTACTTTTAATTTATGTTTAGGTATATACATTAGCTTATAGTATACATTTTAGTTCCAACATTCGTCATCCACTGACCATTTTCTATAGTATGGTCTACTGCTGTAATAATAAATCCGTAATCTTTATATTTAGCAGGCATTATAGCTGTATTAACTGCAAATACTTCACCTATTTTAAATAGTGATATACCTTTTAAAGTAATTGATAATTCAATAGGTACTGGAATACCTGCTGAAAGTTTATTTGCATTTCCTCTTTTATAATCTCTTGTTAACTGAGCTATTGCTTCAGTTCTCATTTCATTAAACTTTTCTGGATCTATAACATCTTTATCATTAAAGTTTTCCCAAGCTTCTTCAAATCTTTTTCTAAAAGGTTCTACATTAGGGTCTGCTTGTTTTGTACCAGAATTTTGATGCTTACTTGCATAGTTTCTATCTACAACACCAGCATTAAATTTAAGAATACTATCTAAGTTATCTTTATAGTTACCTGTGTTACCTTGTGCTGCTATAGAAACCATTGATTTCATCTGCGAGCTTAATTTCGAATTTACATCAATATTAGTTACTGTTGTAGTTAAACCAGAAAGATCTATTCTTCCAGGTGAAGTAGTAGCTTGAGGCATCCCTCTATCAACTACAAAATACTCTCCTCCGTTTGTATCTCTATACATTAATTCTAAAGTAGGAATATTACCAAAAGCAAAATTAATATCAGTTAAAATATTTTTTATAAAATCAAATATACCTGTTCCTGGTTCTTGAGCTGATTGCTGTAAATCTTCCATTTTAGATTTTATAAATTGAGAAGTTAACATGATATCTAAAACGTTATCACTTTGGGTAAATTTAGAATGTAATCCTTCTCTTGAAATTTGAGCAAAGCTAAAATCACCAGTAGGTACTTTAGGAGGTAATGCTACTAATGGATCGACAGTAAAGTGCCCAGGGAACGTAGAAAATTTTTCGTTATTATTAATATTAAAGCCACAGATAAGTTCTCCATCTGGTCCTTTCATAACATTAAATTTATTACAGATATCTAATAATGCTCTTAATGGAATATACACCATAAAAATATTATCATTAAGAAGCTTTAAAATAAAATTAGTAAATCTACCTATACTAACATCTAAACCAAATGCTTTATGATTACCTAATTGATTACCTAGCCCGGTACATCCTGAGGAAGAAAGTAAATCTCTAAAGAATCCTTCTACTCCTTTTTGTGCTTCTATACCTTTTAATACAGCATGATAGATACTTTTATTTTCTTCTCTATTTGATTCTGCTTGTTTTTCTGCTAATGCTTCTCTTTCTTCAGCTGTAAGTCCATCTGATGTTTTACCTTCAGCTAGACCTTCCATTATAATACCTTTTGAAATAATAGTTACACTACAATCATAAGAACCATCATTTTGCAATTTCCAGTTAAAATTAGAAATAAACCCAAATATACCTTCATAGTTACCGTCAGTACTTTCCCTTAGTTGATCTATTTCCCTATCAATACTCTTTGGTGACTTAGAATCAAACCACGTTGTATTACGAACTGTTTTAGCATTAGTAAAAGTCTCTATACTACCGCCATTAGTTAAGTAAACTGAATGTCCATATTCTAGTAAGCAGCTAAAACCAACTCTAAAATATAATCTTTCTATATTATCAAAATCTTCTTTTGACCATACCTTAAATGATACCTCTGCCTCTCTTAAAGTACCAAAAGTACCTTTAGATTTAGATGATACCCCAGTAATACCTGGCATTGGTCTGAATCCTGTAGATGGTGAGTTATGGTATGCTTTTGCTCCTCCAGTAGTGGAAGTAGTTCCTATTCCTGCTCTTTGTGTAGTACCATTTAATACTCCTCCGGTTAAAATTAAACTTTTAGCTAAATCACTCTTTCCAGACGGTGGATCACCGATTGCTTTTAGACCATTAAGAGATGTTTTTTTAGAAACTGTATCAACTCCAGATCTTAATTTAACCCATGCAGTATTAGAATTAAGTAGACCTAAGGTTTCTTTATCACGAATAGTAGCTCCGTGCTTACCTTGTCTCGCCTTGATCTGGCTAGTTAGCTTTCCTCCTATGGATTGTCCTAATATTGGCATTATAACTCTTCATTTAATTGTTCAAATAGAGCCTTAGCACCTTGGCCATCGGCTGGTATCCTTAGTTGAACACCTGGTTTTACAATCAATCCGTCTTTTTTAGAGTTATTAGCCATTGCAATAACCCACCATAACCTTTGATCTCCGTAAAACTGTTGCGCAAGCTGGTCATATCTATCACCACCAGTAGTAATAATATATGTATCATCTGGTGATTGAGGTATAGTAGGATAGATAGCGTTCTTACGATATCTTCTACCACCGCTAGTTAATAATGAATCTATATTTGAATATCTTTGCGCCATTAACCTATAAACTTACTTTCTGCTGTTGGTACAAACTCATGTATTGGAGTAAATGAAATATTACAATTCAATATATGAGGTAATCTTTTTCCTTCTTCTGCTATTTCCCAAGGAGAACCTACATCCCAGCTTAATCCTACTGAGCCTATAAATCCTGGTACTCCTTTTAAATAATCTCCTATCGTGACTTTAGTTAGTGTACCTTTCATAAAACTACCGTCACCGTAAGTAGGAGCTGTTGATCCTACTAATAAATTAATTTTTTCATATAATGGTTCTAAATCATCTTTAGAAAATGCTGCTAATTGAAAATCAAAACTTATATCTCTTTTAAATCCTTGATAAGTAAAAAATTCTTCTGCTCTACCAACATATTTAGTACCTGCCCAATCACCAGTAAAATTATCTGAAAAGCTTCCTAAAAATGCTCTAAAGTATAAGAAGTTTCCTGTTGTATTACCGGGGTAGAAAGTATTAAATTCAAATGGAATAATATCTTCTTGGTCACTACCTAATATACTAGATGTTTGTTTTGCTAATGATTGTACCGGGTCTGGTTTTGCACCAGGTGCGATAGCTGATCTTTTAATTCTATCTTCACTAGTTACATCTTCAGACTTATTACCTTGAATACTTATATTATCTAAGTAAGGCATATCAACACCATCAATATTAATATCCTGAATTGCTTGTGTTGAGCTATCTGTATGTCCTACATCTGGTCTTTGTCTAAACTCTCTTTCATTGACTCCATCATTTACTACAAACGAAGTAGTATTTAAACCTTGGTCGTATTTAGGATCTACATGTATAGAACTACCACTCACTGGATCTACTCCAGGTACTACTCCTGAGTTGTATAATGATTCAATTCTATTACCTGCTGCTGCAGTTGCAGATTGTTTACCTTTTAAATAAGTATTATCATCACTTACTTCACCAGGTCTTTGTTTGAATGTTCTAGCTGCTTTTCCTACCTTATTGACAACTATTTCTCCTATAGTTTCTCTATCCTTAAGGATACTTCCTGATAAAGGTCCTGACCATCCTTGGTCACCTATATTATCTACGAAAGCTTTTTCTCCTCCTGCTACTTGGTTAGAGGTTTTTGCTTGAAGATAAGTTGCTTCATCTTCTATTTCATCTGGTCTTTGTTTATAATTTTCTGCAGCTTGTCCTACACGGTTAACAGTTATTTCAGTAGTAGATTGTTTTTCTTCTAACTTACTTGCAGAAATAGGACCAGTCCATCCAGCATCACCTGTATTATCTACATAGGCTTTTTCACCATTAGCTACTAAATTATCACCATATTGTTGAATATAGACTGAACCGCTTGGAATACCGTCAGGTCTTTGTTTAAAAGTTTTTTCGCTAGGTTTACCATCAGCGCTAAATTTAGCTTTGATAGTAGAATCATCAGCATTTTTCTTATCTTTTAATTTAGATTTATCATCATTACCAGCAGTACCGTCATTATTAGCAATAATAGTTTCTCCTTTTTTAGCTCTTTCAGCTCTTTCTCTTGCATTTTGATCTGATTCTAAATAATCTTTTCCACCACCTGGTAAAGAAATAGGTAAACCTGCTGCTGGTGATGTTGGGTCTCCTTGATTATATTTATTTTTAGAAATATTACCAAGTTGAGTAGTTTTATTTTCTGGACCTACAAAAAATTGTCCTTCAGATTTTTCATTAGGGTCTATATTAGGTATAATACTTCCATCAGGAGCATTGAAACTAGATATTTTCATACCGTGTTCTCCTAAATAAGTACCTCTTACGTTTTTAAAACCTCTAACAAAATGAGTTCCAGTACCATTTACCGGTACCTGAGCTAATATAGATGCTGTAGCAAGTGCAGTGTTTTCTAAGGTATCAAGAGCTTTTTTACCAACAGCTTTAGCTATTGCTTTAAACTTCTTACCTTTTTGATTAGCTATAAACTTCTTCATATCAGTTTGAGCTAACAAGGCTTGATTACCTAAGAATTTAAGACCTGGTTTACGAGTTAACAACTTTGTATGTCTAACAAGATCATCTATTCGGGCATTAGCTTGCACAGCAATACCGCCCGTTTTCGGTGGATCATTTATATCTTTAGACACCAATAACGATTTAGCCCCTGTCTGTTTATTAGTTAAGGACTTAAGGTTAGTTGTTAATTCGATTAAAGCCATTTACTATCCTTCTGGATTTGTATACTTCTCTGGAGTTATAGCATTTAGATCAAATGCACTGTAATCTTCTTTATCATTCTTATGTACAGTACTAGTAGATTTAGCAGCATCTCTTATTGGCTGGTTCTCACCTTTTAATCCTAATACTGAGTTTAATTGATTTTTTAAAATTCCCATGATTAATTTAATTTAGTTATTTAATATAAATAGTTATGCAGTTTTATATTGAGCAAGCATCATTGCAGTACCTGCTTTATTACCGTCAATATAAACATCACCTCCTGCTTCTACAGCAGCTCTTAATGCTTTTATCTCAGCTAATAATTCTGAGTTAGAATTATCTTCGCCGCCTCCGGTCATTCCGGAAATAAGATCTGTTATTGCTCCAGTAGCAGCTACCATTGGTGCTGCCATTGCAGTTGTCATAACTAGACCTTTTAATTCGTTTATTTTTTCTGTCTCTAAACTACTTAATGCTAAAGATATTGCTGCTAATCCAGATGCAATAAGAGTTAAAGAAGTACCTACTGTAGCTAATGGTTGTGCCATATCAGCTAAAGACTGTAGATCGCCTAAAATTCCTCCTCCAGTAAATAATGAAGTTAATCCCGTAACTATAGATCCACCAGCCATAGCTGCCGAGAATAATGCTATTCCTGCCGCTGCTGACATTAATGCTGGTCCTAGCAAGAATAGTTTACCTATCATTTCACCAGATACAGCAGAACCTATATCAACTACGCTTTCACCTACTATACCTAATCCTTCACCTATTTCTTGCATAGCCTTACCAAGAATAAATAATGCTCCGGCCATTATTACCATTGCACCTGCTCCTGCTAATATTGCTACTGCTCCAACACCAGAAGACATTATAACTCCTAATGCTGCTACCGCTCCTACTAATGCAGCTAATGATATTATAGCTTTACCTACAGCACCCCAACTAACCTGCATAAATTCTTGAGTTGCCTTTGCAAAAACAAATACTGCTCCTGCTGCTACAACCATTGCTGCTGCTCCAGCTAATAATTTTTTAACATCGATTTTAGATATAGCATCAGTTAAAGCCTTAAAACCTCCTGTTCCTGCTTTTGTATCTTTAGGCATTTTTTTAGCTTTATCAGATAATGTTTTAGCTGAGGAAGTAACTTTATTCTTAACCGTTTCTACTTTATCTTTAACTCCAGTTTTACCTTCTTTAAAAAGAGATTTAGCTTTATCTCTTAAACCAAGAGCTTTGTCTTTAATAGCAGCACCTTGCTGTTTAGCACTTTCTATAAATCCAGTTTTTTTCAACTTTTGGAACTGGCCTACTAATGAACCCATTCCTTTTATAGTACTAGAAACACTACCACCTAAAGCCTTCATAGCAATACCTGCTGCTAATATAGGAGCTGCTAATGGACTGGCTGCTAGTTTACCAACTAATTCAACTATCGGTAATAATGGAGTTAATAAATTAGCTAATATATCTTGAGATTTAGCTAATAAATCTTTAAATTTATCTTGAGCTGATTGAGCTTTTGCAGATTCATAAGCTACTTCACCATACTTAGCCTTAAATGCTTCAGCACTCATATTATTAAGTTCTTGCTGATAAGTCATTTTAGCTAACTCTTCTCTTGACATTCCAAGAGCTTCTGCTGCTGCTTTTTGTGCTATTACGTTTTTAGTAGCAAAAGCATTTTTAATAGCTTCTTGATTTCCTATTTCCTTAGCTAGCCCTTCCATATCACCCATCATAGCTAATTCTCTAGCTCTTGATAAGTTTAATGAATTACCTGTAAGTAATTGAGCTTCTAATTCTTTTTCAATAGAAGTTTCAAAATCTAATAAGCTTTCACCTATAGATTCTAATTGCTCCATACTTACTCCTAACTTTCTAGCAGCTGCTGCTGCTTTAACTAATGCATCAGGACTTTTTCCTAAAGTAAGGACTGTAGCTTTTGACATATTACCTATGTCATTCATTATATCTTTTAAACTAAATGCAGTTTTATTAGTAAGGTTAAACTTAGTTAAAGTTTTACCCATACCTTTGAATGTCTCTTCTGTGTTACGCCCAGTTAATCTAGTTAAGGTAACTAACTGTCCTGCTGCATCAGCACTTAAATGCATTTTTTCAGTAAGGTAAGTAGCACTCTTTAATGCTTCACCTCCTAATGCATGAGCTGATTGTCCAATATATTTAGACATTTCTACGAAACTCTTAACAAGTTTCTCAGTTGTAATAAAATTAGAACCTGAAGCAATTGCTGCTCCTGCTAGTTCAGTTCTTAATTCTCTTGCCGCTCCAGCACTTATAGTTAATTCTTTTTGAAGTTTAACAGCTTGAGAGTTACCTTTTAAAAGTGCATTGCCAATAAATGATAATACTACTGCTGGGTCAGCAACTTTATCAAACGCAGCTTTAGCCATTTGACCTGCTGCACTTAATGCCATACCCATCTTTTTAGCTACTCCTATATGCTGGTATGTAATATCAAGGCTTACTTTTTGAGAATCTATAAGTTCCTCATTTGCAGCTGTTATTCGATCAGTTTCAGCTGAAAGTTGTGTTAATTCTTCTTTTTCTTCGTTAGTAAGTTTACCTTTTTCTTGAAGTTGGTCAATTCTTTCTTGATTCTGACCTATTATCTTTTGATTTTCTTTGTATGTTTTAACAGCTTCTTCAGTTCCTTTGGCTCCTATAGAAACTACTTCCTCTTTAGTAGATTCTAATTCTTTTCTAAAATCTAATGCAAGTTTTTTCTTGATTTCATCAAAGTCTTCACTTAATCCATCTAATCCTAACTTACCGAGCACAGTTGCTAAACCTCCAACAGCTACTCCTGTTAATCCTAGTTCCTGCTGTACTAGCTTTTCTTTTTCTGCTCTTTGCTCAATAGCTTTTAATGCTCTTTTTTCTTGGCTGAATCCATCTTCATAAGCTGCTAATAATGCCTTTTCTTTTTCAGATAAGTTTTTGTAAGCTTCTGTTCTCCTATCTATTAATCCATTAGCTGTTATTTGTAAACCTAAAGCTGCTTTTTCTTGTATAAGTCTTCTAGCGTTAAGCTGCATCTCTTGTAGGTATATGCTACTTTTAGACTTTAAAACATCAAGTTGTTTAGTTCCTAATGTTATAACACCTTCTTCTTCTTGAGCTAGTTGCTCTACAATCCCAGTTAAGCCTCTATAACTTCTTACTGCTTTGTTAACTGCGGCATTCTTTTTTGTTAATTCTGCTAAAGCTGCTGCTAAATTATCTCTAATGTCACCGAACTCACCGCTTAATCCTCGTGCATTTGCTTGAACACCACGTAGAGTAGATAGCATCGTTTGAAGTAATTTTTCACTATCTCCGATGGTTCTAGTAGTATCATCAAAAGCTTTCTGAAAAGCTCTAGTATCTACACCTGCAGCCTTAAGCTGCGCTATCAAATTCTTTAATTGTTCGTCCACAGTATGGTATTATCTATATATAAATAGTTAAGGCCCGCTATTTGCGAGCCTTTGTTGTGTAAGAAGGTTTCCTAATAGCCGGACCCTTAGGCATCGACTTAGAAGGTGTACCTTTTTTATACTGTTTTGCCTCTTCTTCGTAATGTTCTTGCATTTTTTTAAATGTAAAATTACGTAACCAAATCGGCATTCCATAGACGGTATCGTAGTCATATCCGCCTTTCCCATGAAATACTATCTCATGAATCTGTGTAAACAGATTAACCCTATATTGCTGCGTCAGGCCAAAGAAAGGTAACCCCAATGGGTATAGTCACCCCCTCCTCTGGACCGTTCTCAGGGTAGAATGTCATATCTACGTCTGGGGAGATCTTCTCAACATGTTTTCTAAATTCTCTAGAATCTCTTGCTAGGAATTGATTATCTACAAATTCTCTAATAGTTTTAGTATCTCCATTACCGTTTACTGCGATAATCATATACTTTAATCTTGTAGATAAATCAGGTGATGCATCTTTATTTACTTTTCTAAGTCCAGTTATTTCTCTTTGTATCTTAGACTCATCACCATGTGTAAGAAGTTTAAATGTAAGTTCATCACCTGTAGTAGGTAATGTAAAATTAAATTCATTTTTACCGCCTGTAAGAGTTTTATAGTCTACCTCTTTATTATCTAATTTAGAAAGATCTATAACTTCTTTAGTATCACCGTAATTGAATTCATAATCCTTACCGTAACCTAAAACTCTTGCAGCCACAAGGAGAGCATTTTTATCCCCTATAAGAAGGTCATTGTAGTTAATGTCCTTGTCTACAATTAGAGCTTGTAATAGTTTATCTATTACTACTCCTCTTTCAATGTAATTTTGATTTGTTAGAATATCTTCTTCTTTTGCAGTCATGTATTTCATCTCTATTTTTCCGGATCTTAGAGGTGAATCTTCTGAATACAATAAGCCTTTTGAAGGTAATTCTACAATTTCGCTAGGAAATTTGTTTGATTTTTCCATATACTTATTAAGTTAAAACTAGTTCTAATAATAAATATACGAAGAAAAAACTTTGGAACCAACTATATTATTGTTTTTTTAGGTCTAGATTCTGGGTGTAATATATTTATTGGATATATAGGAGTAATATTTAAATCATGTTTTGAAAATACTACCATATTTTGCTTATACCACCAGAATACTTTTTCCATATTCCATATTCTACCTCGTATAATATCATTAAATTTATAACCATACTCATTAAATAAGTTAATCCAGTATGTTAAAGGTTGTTCATTAATATGATTCTGCCCTCCCTGCATAGGTACTGCTGCTGAAAATACAACTATATCTGATGCATTTATTAAATTTTCTACAAATATACTTGCTGAGTCTTTATGTAAATGTTCTGCAACTTCTAAAGATATTGCTAAATCATATTTTTTTTCAAGTTTAATTTCTTTTTCTAAATCTACTTCTTTAAAACTACCTATTACAGATGCTTCAAATTTTGATCTATCTATCCAATCTCCATCTAAACCTAATAGGTTATCTATTCCTGAGTCTTTAAAAACTTTTAACCATGTTCCTAAACCGCATCCAAAATCTACTACACTTTTAGGTTCTAATAAAGAATTAATAATTGGTACTACTACACTTGGAGATTCAAGATTATGAAGTTCAGTAGTATGTTTATATTTTATATTGTTCATTAGAATAATGATTCTTTAGTTGTATTTGCCCATCCGATATGTTTTACGTATCCTTCATCAAAAATAGCAGCTTTGAATCCTAACTCACCATATTTTTTACTTATAGCTAATTCTGCTTCCATAACTGATTTAGGTATATCTACTAAATGTTTAGGTACAACATTTTTAAAAGGCGCAATAGTTTTATAATCACTATATCTTCTTAGTCCTGGGTTAAAGCAAAAACCAGACCAACCTTTGTTATTTTTAACATAATAGTATTTTAAATTACCATTAGAATGACACTCGCCCTCAATTGGATTATCCATAGTATCGTCTAATTCTCTTAACCAAACAGTTATTAATTTAGAATTCTCATCCATTAGTTTAAATGAATGCTCTATAAATGAATGTTTATAGAACTCCCAGTCGTCTTCTAAATGAAATATATACGGTGTTTTTACTAAACTGTAAGCATCATCTATGCTCTTTATCTGACCTTGTCTTTTATTATTGAATATAACAAAGTGATCATATTGTTCGAGTAAGGCTGGAAGTAATTTATCTGCTTGTTCATGAATAGACTCATCCCCACTATCATCTACTATAATAAATTTAGATATAGGGTAAGTATTATACTTATTAAAACTCTTTATAGTTTTAGATAACAAATCTAATCTACCACAACTCGTTAATACAACTGTAACTTCTTTCATATTAAAGGAGGTCCTCCATTTAATTTATGAAATTCATCTAAGAATTCCAACTTTCTAGGAGCTCCTAAATGATCATATTTACCAAAATTATTATCTATAAAATAAAATGTAGGTATTTTTCTACTACTTAGGTATTGGTATAAGAACATACAGCATCCTATCCCGCCAAATAATACATCTCTTTCGTTAATTTTATATTGACTATCTATAAATTTTGCAAAAAAAGTTTGAGTATTTCTATATTCCTTAATAATATCTTTTTTTAAGGTATTATCATTAAAGTACATTAATCCTAAATTATTAATAAAACTATTGTTACCTTTCCAATACGGTAATATATCACCTATACCTTCTTTTTGCATTAATATTTTAGAATCTAAACAAGGTTTACAGTCCACCTTTACCTCAAAACCTACTTTATAATTTGAAGGAATAAATAATTCTTCTTTTATAAAAAGATCTCCGTCAGATATAATAAACTCTCCATCTATTATTTCAGCAGCATCAAATTTTAAGTCATCTAAAAATATAAAGTCTTTTTTTGGTGCTGGGATTAATTCTACGTCTAGGTCTTTAAAGAGAGAAAAGTTGTAGTCATCAGTAAATACTACTTTTTGATAAGAAGAAGGAGCTTCTTTAATTGCTTTTCTAAAAAGAAATTGAATATATTCGTGAGTAGCTACGGTATTTTTATTAGGTTTACCTTTTTTAAACCTATCACTATAAGTCCAAACTAATTTCATATATAACTAAAAAAAAAGCCCGATAAAATCGAGCTATTTTTCCTACGGTAATTCCTAATTAATAATTTAATACGCAGTAATCCATCGCTACTGTAATTGTTAGCTCAGCAACGTCTGAAGTAGCCCAATCAAATGATCCTTGTGCCATATTTACTATAAATGCACCTTTGATTACCCACTCACTTACTACGTCACCTACAGGTCCTAATACGTTTAAAGTTAAGTCCTTTTTATAGAAATCTGAATACCCTGCTCTTCCTGTTACAGACTCATAAGAAAGTCTTGCCCAGTCCATTACCGCTTGAGCGCCAGAAGGTGTTATCGGATCATATAGAGTCATATCCATATTTTCCCAGTTTCTCTTACCTCTGATTTTTCGGTAAGTATTCATATGATCTAGTTTAACTTCTTCATCAGTGAAAGAAGGAGCCGTTACGTTTTTGATCATGAAGGATGGAATAGCATCAACATACATGATAAATCTATTCTGTACCTTCGGTTCAAAGGCTCTAAACATTATTTCGTTAGGATCTAGTACTGCCATTTTATGTTTTCTTTATTATAAATATCTACAAATTAAATTATGCTCCAAAAGTTGCGCCTGTTGGCTCGATTGTAAAGTCTAGTACTACGAATTCAACTGTTTTAGCTGGTTGAATGAATACCTGTCCAATCAATTGGTTTCTATCGATTGTGTCAGGAGTATTGTTACTGTCATCCATTACTACTCTGTATGCATAAAGACCTTGTCTTTGTACTACTGATTCTAAGTAAGGGTTAACTGTAGCTAAGAAACTATTTCTAGTTGCGATAGTATTTTGTTCGAATACTAATTGCTTAGCTGTATCTCCTAAGAATTTCTTAAGATCAATTAACAATCTTCTAACATTTACTCTGTCTAGAGCAGATTTTTTCTTTTGCAATGTTTTCTGACCAAATACTGAGATTCCACTTCCTGGGAATGTTGCAATTGGGTTAACATTTGCGTTGTATAAAGTATCTCTTTGAGATCTTGTAAGTTTTCTTTCTGCTTGAATTACATCTCCTAAACCACCTCTAGTTAAACCAGCTGGAGCGAACCATGGTGCTGCTGCACTATCAGTAAATGCATATACTCCTGGTATAATTACTGATGCTGGGATCCATACTGTTTTTCCATTAGATGATAAAGTTTGTAACCATGGCCAGTAAGTAGCAGTATAAGAACTGTTTAATGTTGCTGCAGTTCCTGTTACGTTAGCTACTGTTGCGCCATAATTCTGTACATCAATAACAGCGATACAATCTCCTCTACTTTCAGCTGTAGAGATAATTGAGTCTAATTGAGTCTTGTGATCTCCAAATTCATAAATCAATCCTGGGGCAGAAATTATATTAAAAACGTACTCGTCTTGATTTCCTAAGATTGAAATTGCATCTGCATAACAAGCTCCTGTTAAACCTTGTGTATCTGTTCCGTTAATGTCACCGAAGTATTTGTCTCTCGTGCTTCCACCTACTACATTATTACCAGTACCTCCGTGGAATGAACCTGATTGGTTACTTGGAAGAGATCCAGAGAATGAATTTCCTGATTCGTCAGTACCAACTGTTAATCCATCATTACCTACATAGTCTAATGTTTGTCTTGCTACACCAGATACTCTAATGTATTTAGATCTGTTTACATATTCACCAGTAGTTGTAATGTAATACTGTCCGTTATCTACAGCTTTTGACTTGCTTTGATTACCGATAACAGATTCGATATAGTTCTCAGAATTTGGATCTAATGATAAATCGTTCCAAGTTTCTAAGATAATTTTGTTCTTTGAGTTATCATCCCCACGTCTAATTAATAGACCGAATGTTCCAGCTGCAGTATCTTGATTAACAATCTCCCATCTTAAGTTATCAGAAGAACCTGATACTAAAGAACCATCACTATTTTCGTCATATCCTACTTCATTGTAAGTAGATCCTGTGATGTTATTAAAGATTGCTCCTTTACCTAAAGTAGCTAATGTGAATGGTGCTGTACCTGAATCTGCTGCTGAGATTGTAGAGTTACTAGCAACTCCAAAAGATCCTGTAACAACTCTTGTTACAAGCATTGAATTACCACCTTGGTTAAAGTAAGATTTAACAGCGATAGAAGTAAGAAATTCTTGTTTTGTAGATCCAGAAGTAAATACTGTACCAAATATATTTTGATACTGTCCGTATGAAGTTACTTTTACTGGCTCTTCAACAGGTCCTTTTACAGTAGGTCCTATAATCGCTGCCCCTGCTTCAATAGCTGCTGGTGCGATAAAAGAAATGTCATTTTCTCTCGCTAGTACGCCTGGGGAAATTAATGTTTCTGCCATGTTTTGAAAATTATATTATTGAGTACTCTTATAAATATCGTCATTATACCTAAAACACTAATCTATATTTACGTTTAGGGTACAATAATAAATAGAGTAAATTTAGCGTAAACCTAATCCTGTGGGACGAAAACTTTTTTGTCAAGATCAAGCATTCCTTTACCGTACTTTTCCTCTAGTGCCTTACCTACTTGAGATCCCATCTCGATGGTCTTATTATTAAATAGCTTGGCGCTATCTTTTCTGTTCTCTAAAGCTAATTCAGCTAAACCTATTTCAGCTAATTCATTTCTTAAAGCAGTCTTACGGTTCTGTATAATCTGTAGATTGGTAATCTCTTGCTCTTCTAAAGGTATTGATTTTTTTTGTTCTTCTTTTTTTGCCATTTTATATTGGGTTTTCTTTTGTTATTAATTTTTTAATTATCGTATTGCTAAATGTAGGAAATTTTCTATAACCATGAAAGTGTGCAAACTTTAAAGTATTCAAATGCGTACTTATACCTGATTTATAACTTACATTAATCATTTTATCTTTTACATACACGAAATTGCTATCTTTAAACGTAAAAGGTGACTTATCGTATATAAATTCATAATCTATATCAAACTCTTCAACATACCGCATAAATAAAAATTGCTCTATAAATGAAGCATATTCATGTTTAGTACTAGAACTTGGTTCGAATCTTTCTATCTTTTTTAATATTCTAGAAAATATATCTTTAACTAAAGAAGGATTATTAACTATAAAGACGCCAAAATTAGGTATTAATCTCCAATCCCAGTTTTTACCATCGAAGTACATATAAAATTCTTTTTCATAAGCATTTAGATAGTTATCGTTTAAATACCTTAATTCAGTAAGACCGAAATATTTTTTTAAATTAACTTCGGGGTACCCAAAAGCTATTGGTTCATATGTATGGTATTCTCTATTTGTAAAGATATCAAAGTCTAAATGAACGTAAGGTTCAGTTCTTTGAAGCATAGTGTATATTTTAGGTATACAAATTAAACTACCTGTTATATCTTCTATCTCTTTTAAGATTACTACTTCATCAAATCCTATTCCATTATTTTTAAACTGTTTTGCCCCTTTCGTATCAGTATATAAAATAGTTTTATGATATTTAGAAGCAGTTTGTACACTAATTTTAGCGTAATGCCAAAAAAATGTACTTTGCAACTCCTTTGCAGTACTTAAATTTTTCCAGGTAAATATAGCGTCCATTAAATAACTATTTTATACAACTTAGTTTCCTCTGGGAATAATTCCTCAAAAGATTGATTTCTAGATTTATCTAAATTTTTATTATAAGTCTTAAATCTTCTCCATGCATCAGGTTCTCCTTCTTTAAAGTTAATATGGTTTATTATCTCTTCCCATTCTTCTCTAATTTCAGGATACTTAACTGGTATAGATCTAATTTTTTCTATAACTGCAGGTTTTAACTCCTCTGCTATATTTGTAGCATTATAATATTTTGGAGCATATACTGCATTTCTATAAATTCTAATTCCTCTATCTTTAGCCCATGCCGCTGTCTTACCATAATCAAGTACATTTAGTATTTGAAAAGTAAAACAGAGGTCAAATTCAAAGTTAGTAAATTCTTTTGTATTTTCCAACCAAGTATCCATAGTATTTTCTGCATCACTCCATTTAGCTGGGTATCTTATGTATTCAAAATACTTTTCAGTGCCGTCTATGCTGAAAGATATATCTACTTTTTTAAAGTGTTTTAAAATATCTACATACTCAGGTTTAAATATAGTACCGTTAGTATTAAAATGAATATACTGTTCTTTAGCATATCCTTGTTCTACACTATAACGTAAAGCATCCCATTGCTTTTTCATCATCATAGGCTCTCCACCGTAAGTATCTATCCATTTAACATATTTCATATTTTTATGGAGCTGTTCCCATATAATACTATCATCAGTAAAAGAATTATTATGTTCTTTAGCAATTGAATTTACTTTTTCCTTGTCCCATTGCTCATCAGGATCTCTAACTAAGTTAACTTCTTTTTTCCAATTCATTGAAGCTCCTAAATAACACATTCTACAAGCAAGGTTACAGATATTACCTAAATTAAGTTCTAATGAATGAGGTTTATTATAAGTAACTTTATCTAATTTAGTTTTATCGTTATCTCTTAATCTTTTACTTTTTTTACCTAATTCTTCTTCTTGCCAACAATCAGAACAGCCTGGATGCTTAATATTATTTTTAAAAGCATCTCTTATTTCTTTTAAGGTAGGAGAAGCAAAAGCATCATCGAATGTATGAGTCTTAACATTCATATACTCTCCATTTTCATCCTTATACGCGACTTCTCTTGCAACACAACAAGGTGAATACGAACCATTATTCTGTATCCTTAAACCAGCATCAATATGTACACATCTCAAACTCATAATATAGTTAAATTATGTCTTATATTATTAACGACTGGTAATCTTTTATATACCTGCATTAGATCATTAAATTCTGGATGGTTAGGGTTACCTACATCGACAGAATTAAACTTTTCATTAGACCAATGCCCCCAGTTAACTACTCTATTATAAAAAACACTCCATTCTTTATTTTTACCTCCAAAGATAGATCCTGCTAAATCATAAAAGTCTACCATTTCAGTAAAGTTGTCATTTTGAACTACAAATGATAGAGTAACATTTCTTAATGTTGGTATATTAGAAATATATTCTAAATTTTCCATCAACTTATCCCACTTACCTCCTAACCTAGTAACATTTTCATATGTATCTTTATTAGAAGCATCTACTGATATCTCACAACTCTTAACAAACCTGTGAACGTTTTTCATTCTAACCCAGTTAGATTCATTCCATAATGTACCATTAGTATGTAAATGTATAGATTGTAACTTAGGATACTTAGTTGGATCAAATCTCATCATCCATTTTCTAAAAGTTCTAGAAAAGAAAGGATCTCCTGATCCCGTACATTCAATATGAGTTAAAATATTACCAACCTGGTCTTCTATATTCTGAATTAATTCTTCTGTTCTTTCTCTTTCCTTACCTTCATAATTTATAAAATCTAATCTACAAGAAGGACATCTTAAATTACAACTTTGATCAAAATTAAATTTTAACTGATGAGGGTATTGATTTTCAAATTCCTTTATTCTTTTAATATATTCTGATTTAGGAATAAAACCAGTAGTTTTACCTTCTTTTAATCCTGTAAGTTTTGGACATCTAGCCTCTATACAGTATTTATATGAGCCATCAAGCATGCTATCTCTAATAGCTTGTGCTTTCTCAGATTTAAAATTATCTAAAATATTATTAGGATTTCCTAGATCTTCTGGTAACCAGTTAGGGCAACACATAAACATCTTATGGTCGAATATTTCTGCAAACTCAAATGGTTGAGTACAGACCCAATCTTTTTTATCTAGTACCTTTGTCATATTAAAGGCCTGGTTTCTTTTTTAGTTACTTTTATTACTGGTTCTTTCTTTCCTTTTGGTAATTTTTTCCAATCTATTCCTTTGCTATCAAGTCTATGTCTTATCTCTTTAAACCATCTTTCATATTGAGGGTTAACTTCTAAAAAAGATTGTTTACGGCTAACATCTAAATAGACTGTATTAGCTAGTAAACTTTGCTCTTCAGCTTCTCTATTTCCTTTGAATGGTTCGTTAATAAAACTACTCCAACTTTTTAAACCATATTCTACTACTCCTCTATATTTAGGATGTACTTTATTATCTCTATAATCTTTTAATTTATTTATTAATTCATCTTTAAGGTATTGAGGTAATAATCTAACATCATAAAATCCTGGGGTTGTTAATATATTATTTACGTTTATTTTATCTACGTCTATATTTAATTCTGCTGCTACATCTATAAGTTCATCTATAAAGAACATATTTAGTAAACTAATAGTAGGAGAAAAATAAATCATAATACCGGTACCTTGACATTTTTTAATATTCTGGTATACGTTATTCCATTTAGTGCCGTCTCTAATTACTTCTGCTAATTTACCTACTGCATCTAACGAAGCAAATAATTGTATATGTCCTTTAGGATCATTTATAAAATGTTGCCACATTCCAAATAAATCCCATTTTTTAAATTTTAAATGACTAAAGTTAGTATTATATCTTAACCTTACATCGGTTCTTCCAGCTGCTATAAGTTTCTCTAAAATTAAATAATGTTCTTCCATCACTAAAGGTTCACCTCCAGCAAAATATATCTCTTCTACATCATATATAAACTTATCTATTAAAGCAAAAGTATCTTCTTTACCTTTTGAATTAAACTCTAATATACCTTTAGTATCAGCTGCTGTAGTATCGTTATGAAGTTCCATAGCTTCTTGATGCCATTTACTACTAGAGTAAACTCCACACATTCTACATTTAAAATTACAAATATTAGACCATCTAAAGTCCCAATATCTTAATTTAAACTCAGATAACTCTCCTGTTTTTTCATCAGTCATATCTAATACTTCCTCCATACGATTTCTAAAGTAATCGTTATGAGTGTATCTTGGACTATTTAAACCATTATCCTCTATTAGAAAACATCTTTGACATAATTCTGGTCTATCTCCAGTTAACATCTTTTTTCTGATGTCTTTCATGGCTTCTCCGTTCCATATTTCTTCTAAAGTATCGTCTGATGTATTACCTATAGTATCTCCATAGGGTGCCATACAGCAAGGATATATATCTCCGTTAGGTTGTACATTTAAATGCAACCAAGGAAGTACACAAAACGATTTTGTACTTTTTAGTTTATCGTGTTTAGGCCATTTAAATTTTGTACTCATTTGCTATAATTTTATATAACTCAGGAAATATATCAGTAACTTTTTCTCTTCTTACTCTATCTACAGCATTAGTAGTTTTTATCCAATCTATACCTAACTCATTGCAATCTGTATTATAAAAGTTAGACTTTAATCTATTATAAAATGTTACGGGTAATTTACCTTCTATACTATCTATTTTTTCTCTTCTTACATCTAAAGGTAAAACATTAGCACTTTGATACTCAGGAGAGAAGACATAATTATCATTTATATAAAGAGGTTTTTTTCCAGTTAAGGAAAGTAAGCCTTCATTAATTAAAAACTGTGATAATTCTTCTACATATAAAAAGTTAAATACATTTATAGTCTGAGTTACTGAATAATGAAATGAAGGATATTCATTTATAAATCTTTTAAGATTTTTTATAGTTAAATTCCAGTTACTTAAACTTCTAATATATGTATTTCTTTTATCTACATCATCTATACTAATTGACATATTAACACTTTTAAACTTAGTAAGTTTATCAAAGAACTTTTGACTAACTTTATCAAAGTTATAATTAGCATTTGTAATATAAGATATATGAACGTTTTTAGCTATATCATTATCAATTAATAAATCTAGTAAATGACTATGTTTATCAACAAGGAAAGGTTCTCCACCACTTATCTGAAGTCTATGAAGTTTAGAGGTGTATTTTAAAATTTCTTCGTAAAATTCTTCTTTATCAACCCATTCATATGAAGTATCTTCTGAGTTTTTTAACTTATCGAAAATACTAGGCATATGAATCTCATCTTTTAACTTATAATAGTCATCAATCCAAGATGTAGAAGATTCAGCATTGCATGATCTACATTTTAAATTACAGTAGTTACCTAATCTAAGTTCCAAGTTCTGAATATCTACTTCTATGGTACCGTCATCTTGAGTTATAGAACGTAAATAATCTTCTTCTACTATTTTTTCTCTATTTCTTTTTGATTGTCCTCCTGCTTCTTCTAGTCTATAACAAGTAAGACAGGGAGTTGGTACATCTCCTGCTAGCATCTCTTTTCTTATTTGCTTATAAGCATCAGAGTTCATTATGGCTTCAGGTCCATCTCTATCAATATTTAAAACACTAGGAGTATATTGACCATTAATTTTATTTTTTGCAAAAGCGATATCACTCCCCCAGTCTACTTCACAACAAGGAGATGAATGACCATGAGGATGTATACTTAAATGTTCCCATGGTAATGAGCATAAAAATTTTGGCTTATTCTCCATTCTTAAGGTCTTCGTACCAATTTAAAAATTTATTAGGCATATACTCTTTTATGGGTTTATCTCTTCTTTCGGCATACTGATCTATGAAGTTAATAAAATCATTTTTCTTTTTACCGTAAGCATCAACATCCTCATAAGAAGTATCCACCCTTCTTAAATAAATAAGCAACCTTTGGAATTGATTCCTTTCTAAATCGTTAATCCAGTCTTTATTTACCTCCATAACCTTCTCTATTTTATCAGCTAACATTTCTTTTGTAGCTTGAGGTAACATATTTACACTCTGAAAAGAAGGGAAACGGAGTATATTAACAGACATAAAAAATGCATGTATATCATTACATTCTTTTTTCCATGTTACTATTTGCTGTAAAAATTCAGCTACTGTCCATATACTTAGAACAGAAATAGTCATCATAATATATACCCCGTTCACATGAGGTGAGGCATTAGCCTTCTTAAGATTCTTTTCCCATACATCCCACACGAATCCATCTCTAACGAATTCTTGGTTTTTATACATACATTCTGCAGATGTATAGATATCTAATTTTTTAAACTTTTGACCAGCGTTAATTAATCTATCTAATCTAGAATCTTCCATAATTAGATTACTATTAACTGCAAAGTCAAATTTTTCGTCATTACTAACGTCAATAAGTTTCCAGAAAGAAGGACTACGAGAAGGTTCTCCTCCTGATACTCTTAATTCTTGAATACCATCTTTTATTTCAGGGAACCAATCAAAAAATCGTTTCACATAAATGTTACCTTCATTCTTATTACCAAATGGCATTGCTATAGAACCATCTTGTCTATACGTTTTACCACCGTCAGTAACCATATTTTTATACTCACCTTTAGTAGATATATCTTTAGACCATGTAGAACTAAATTCTGAGTTACAATATGAACAAGCTAAGTTACATAAGTTGTCAAAACATATTTCTACAGTTTTAGGATTTACATTTTTATCCCAAGGTATATCTTTTAATGCTTTTATTTCTTCTTCGGTATATCTAGCAGTTTGATATATTCTATCACTATTAATTTCTTCACTTTGAGCTGCATCTTCTACTCTCCAACAATAACCACATTCAGCAGGTCTTTCACCTGCAAGCATTTTACGTCTTTGTTCTTTTTTATGTTTTGTATTATGTAATGCAGATGCATCAGCTGCTAATTCATCATCTGGTATTTTATGAGCTAATGGATGGTGACATGAAGCTGTTCTACCATTACCTAGCCATATAGATACATTGTACCATTTTGCTGCACAAAACGATTGAGGAGCTATATCTTTTATAATCTGCCTTGTTCTTTCGTAACTGGTTTTCATGCCATTTCATACAAGAAGTTACAATTACCTGTTTTATCAACAGACTTATGATGAATTATTTCACTCCAATCATGGTGACAAATAACTCCTTCTTTAACTGTTATTTTAAATTCGTAAACTGTAATATCATCATCCTCGGGTTGATCTTGTACTATATGTCTATCAGTTCCTATAAATACTATAGGTTCTTTAGGTGGTGATACTACTGCCAATGGTCTCATAACTAATGAATATTCAAAAGTTTTAACACCGTTTCTATATACAACTAATTTATCTTTAGGAAAATGTTCAAATGTAAAATGTTCCTTAGTATTAGGTTGTATAAATTCACCTGTGCCATGCCAGTCATCTTCGTCTTCATGGCCTACACCTATAAATATTCTCTTTTCATATACTGAGAGTCCAGTATATTTAGGAACTATACAAAATATATCTTTTTGATTCTTCATATTAACTTCATTATATGAAAAAGTTATATCTATTTTCCAATACTGATCTCCTTGTAATCTATCTACAGCAGGTTTATCTAAAAATGCTGGGCAGATACTGTTAGGCCATAATGCCCATGGATGTCTACGGCTTATATTTATCATAAAATTCTGCTAATTCAGGAAATACTTCTTTAAAGTTAGTTCCTTTTCTTTTATCATTTTCTTCTATAAAGATTCCAAAATCTTTTCTATACTTTTCAGTATCAAAAGAATCTTCTGCTATCGCATAATCATATACTCTTTTAATCTTTTGTATTTCTACGTCAGTAAAACCGTATGTAGTTTTAGTCATTTTATTAGAACCATAATGCAAAGCTTTTTTAGCTGCTTCTAATATATTTTCTTTATCTTTAGCTTCTAATATTTTAACTGATAAATGCATTGGCCATCTAATATATGCAGTATCTAACTGTACTGGTGTCATCCAGTATCTTTGTCCGTTATTATGTTTCTTTTTCATCTCTAATACTTTATCTATCAATTCACCATAAGTAAATACAGATAATGCATTAAATGCAGCCATAATATTAACAGTTACTTTAGGAAGTCTAGTACAAATTTCATCTATATTTTCCCAAAACTTATCATACTTTAATCCCCATCTAGTATATTCAGCTTGCTTACCAATAGCCTCTACTGAAGTAAAGATAATAAACTCTCTAACTTTATTATTATTAACTAAATCTTCTGCTATAGTTAACATTCTTTGAATTAATTTATCTGGTACGGCTAAGTTAGTATTGATAGCTAAAGATAACTTAGGATTCTGTTCCCAGTTTTCTTGAATATATTCTAATACTTTGAATGTATCAGGAGATAGTAAAGGTTCACCTCCAGTAATTCTAAATGTATGTAAGTCTGGGTATAAATCAGGCCACCATTCCCAAAAAGCCTCTACATAAGGATTATGTTCAGTCTTCTTAAGAGGCATTTCATCCCTTTCTTTAAGTAACTTTATACTATTAAATTCAGTAGATGTTTTATATTCACCATGCTTTTCTATCTCTTCTACCCATTTAGATGAATATTGAGGTCCACAATAAGCACATTTTAAGTTACAAGTATTAGAAAAAGAAACTTCTACATATCTTGGATTATAGTTATCTCTCCAATTAGAAGTTTTAATCTTTTCCATTTGATCTAAAGACCAAGGTTCTGCAGATTTAAAAGTTCTATCTGAAAAAGCATTAGAGTTATCTTCTATATTCCAACAATAGTTACATTCTGCTGGTCTTTTACCTTCCAGCATTTCTTTTCTCTTAAGCTTTTTATATCTTGTATTATGTAAGGCAGAAGGATTTCTTTTTAACTCTGCAAGTGGTATCTTATGTTGTACCGGGTGGTGACATGAGTGAGTCAAACCAACACCTAAGTGCATAGTTACTTGAGTCCATTTAGCGAGACAAAACCCACATCCTTTTTGATTGAGCTGATCTCTTACCTTTGCGTAGGATGTGTTCATAATTTAACATTGATCATCTTAGCCCACGGTGTAAGTATCTCTTCTCCTACAAGTTCATACTTAACCTGTTTTAAGCCATCATTTTTATAGTTAATTTTATTTTGCTGCATTTCTAAGACATAACGTCTTTCATTCCTAGCTGTAGTTTCTCCTTTTACAAACTTACCGCCAACTATACCTTCATCCTTATGAGGTAAACATCTCATCTTACCTTCTACTCTATGTGGGATTATAGAGTTAGGTATTCTAATATCATCTTTACTTATGGTAATATTATCACTATTATATGAACTCAAATCACCAGGATCTAAATCTATAAATAAGCCATCTGAAGGAACCTCTTTATGTAAGTTTTCAACTTCTGTAGGAGTTAAATCTCTATCCCATATTCTAACTGATGCAATATCTCCTTTGAAATATTTTATAGGGCTATCTTCTTTTTCAGATGGTGTTGATCCTAAATATACTTTATCTACATTATATTTTTTTAATCTACCTTCATACTTATATGGTGATGGAGAACCAAATCCTGCTAAGGAATCTACTTCAGTACCATTTAAATAAAAATGAGATAGTTTATTATAATCATCAAATACTACAGTTACCCAGCTCCATTGATTATCATATCTTTTCAACCACATGTAATTATGTTGATTAAAAGTATTCCAAAAAGTTAATGATAAAGCTCTAGAATTATTAAAAGATATACCGTAATCATAACCTGGTACTCTTAATATTGGGTATTCAACATATCTTCTTTTTTTACTACCGATTAAGAATATAGGATTCTTATCAGGCATTTGAAATGCTCTAGTTAAAACTGAAACTGTATGAGATCTTCTATTAAAGTTTTTATATTGTTCTGGTATATCAATAGAAGCTGAGGCATCATCTCCGTTAAATCTTATAAATTGAGTACCATCTAAATTAACATCTAAGTAACTATCATTAGTTAAACCTTCCTTGTGGCATCTCCAAAATAAATCATCATCCTCCATACCCCAATCCCAATAATCATTTGAATAACCATTAGTAGCTTCTAATTGTTCTTTACTAAATAAAACGGCACCACCAAAATATTCATGATATTTTAACTGCCAGTCCATCTGTTCTATTTTAGTAGCAATATGTCTTGGAGCTTTTTCTGGAAATGAATAGTCTGCGCCTCCTCCTTCTACAGGAATCATATCAATATCATGCCATACTATATAATCACATCCTTCTTCTAAAGCATGTTTAGCTGCAATATTTTTAGTCGCCCCTCTATTAAAGAGTTTATCGTCTACTTGATGACAGAAATACATCTGAAAATCGATGTTTCTATCTTTAAGGTATTTACCTACTTTAGGTATAAATTCATTGAGATGTAATTCTCTAT